TGGCGGGTTACGAAAGACCTAGAGCACTACAAGAAAGCATACATTGGGAGCAAAGAAAAGCAAGAGCATTATTTTGGTATGGCTATATGCAAGATACACCGATTGAGGCTGATTATATTGCACGAATTGCACCCTTTATCAGAAAAAAATTTTATGTAACTGCTCAATTCTGGGAAGATAGAGGGTCATATTACCATAAGGGACTTGATATATCAACAGGAGAAAATACAAATTTGTATTCAATGTGCGATGGAGAAGTAATACTTGTATCATATGACCCTGATGGTTTTGGTAATTATATTATAATAAAAGAAGTAGGCACAGGTTTAGGATTTTTATATGCTCATATGGATTCAGTCGCAGTAACTCAAGGTCAAGCTATTCGAAATGGAGAGCTAGTTGGAGTTGAAGGCTCAACAGGACACTCAACTGGAATACATCTTCATTTAGAAATGCAAAATATTTTCAACCGCGACTGGATTTTTAGTGGTGATTATCAAGACTATATAAACCCAGCAGAATTTATGGATATACCAAACCAAACAGGAATTTCTGCCGTATATTATGGTGTAAAACCTAAACCAGTTGACTTAAAAAGAAATAAATTTCCATGGGTTTTATATGCAAGAAAATTAAGAAATAGAAGAAAGTTTATTGACATTAGATAAAATTTAATATATTATTTAAAAGTAAACATTTTAGTTCGTTTACGTTCATGAGATTCCAAAGAAAAAATTTGAGATATTATTATCTTTTTAGATAATAACATCTTGACTTTTTTCTTTTTTTATTATATTATTACATTGTTCTTAATAATTCTGGACTACGAAGAACATATTGTCGAACTTTACTTTTTATAAGTTTTGTTTAACAAATCCGAAAGTTAATAGCATAGAGCTATTGACTTTTTTTTTGCTCTTATGTTATTTTAATTTTAGAGGTGATTTTTTATGATAGATATTATTAATCTTTTGACAAATAACGGAATTGGTATTGTCTGCGTTGGTTACCTCATATATTTTCAAGCAACCACAATGAAAAAAATGGTTGAAACACTTGAAAGTATAAACGACAGATTGACAATAATTGAAAACCAGTTCGAGAAAGGAGAAAAGAAAAAATGAAATTATCTAAAGAAGATTTTAAGAAGAAAGTCAATGAGATGGAAATTGACGACGAAACAAAAATCGAGCTTTTAGAAGATATCGAAGACAGTTTTGAAGTTGAAAGCGATAATACAGAGCTTGAAGAAATCAAGACAAAGTACGAAGAATTAAAAGAAAAATACAAAGCTAGATTTTTAGACTCTGACTCAGACTCAAAAGAAGAGGAAGAGCAAAAAGAAGAATTGGAAGAGGTCGAAGAAGTCGACGTCGAAGAAATTTAATTTTTGAAAGGAGAATTTTAAAATGGGAAAGACTACAACTAAAAATGTGTTGAAAGCTAGTAATGACACTGAATTACTAAGCTATATTATAAACCAAAATCCAGAGTTAAAAGCTGAAATTGGTTTACCAGTTCAAGGCGAGTCAATAAAGCCATTAGGTAAACTTATTTTAGACAATCAAAGATATAGAAACATGTTTATCAATACTGTTAATGTTATCGGTTTAACATTAATAAAGAGAAATGTATGGGAAAATCCATGGGAAGTATTCGCTAATCGTGGAGCATTAAGAAGAGGACAACAAGTAAGAGAATTAATACAAGATTTAGCAAAAGTTTATGATTATAATAAAAATTATGATGATAAAACAAGATTTTTAAAAACATCAGTTCCAGATGTTTATAACTATATCCATGAATTAAACTTCCAAAAGTTCTATGAGAACACAGTAAATGAGAGTTTACTTCAAATGGCTTTTGATGAAGAGGGTAATTTATACGATTTTATCGTGGATTGTATTTCAACTTTATATACTTCATATAATTATGATAAATTCTTGGTTGACAAATATCAAATTTGTAGAAGAATTTTAGACGGAACAATCACACCAAAACAAATTGAAAATTATTCAGATAAAACACCTCGCCAAATTTTGGCTGAAATGAAGGGCGTTTCAAATAAAATGACTTTCATGAGTCCAAACTATAACCCTGCGGGTGTAAGAAGAGCAACATCTTTTGATAATCAATATTTAATGATTGATTGTGAAAGAGATGGAATTAATTCAACAGAAATTTACGCAACTTCTTATTTTCTAGATGAGGCTAAAACAAAAACAAATCTTGCTTTAATTGATACATTTTCAGAGCATGACGAAGAAAGACTTTCTTTATTATTAGAAGAGACTTATGTACCTTTTACAGAGGCAGAAAAAAATCAATTAAAGACTGTTATAGGTTTACTTTTCGCAGATGATTTATTCATGGATTTTTATTATGCACTAGACAACAACGAAAATCCAGATGGAAAGCGTCAAACTGAGTGGGAAAACCCTACAACACTTGACAGAAATGTGTTCTTACATGCTTGGAACGTAATTTCAACTTCACCATTTGCTCAAGCCTGCGTATTTACAACAGAGGCTCCAACTGTAACATCTGTTACTGTAAGCCCAGCGACTGCAAGCGTATCAAAGGGTCAAGAAGTTAAATTATCTGCAACAGTTGTAACTACTGGTTTTGCAAATAAATCAGTTAAATGGACAAGTTCAGAAGAGACAATCAAGGTTGATGAGTTCGGAACTGTTAAAATTCCAGCTGATACTGAAATCACTGAAGTTACAATCACTGCAACTTCAATATATGATGATAGTGTAAGCGGAACAGCTACAATAACTATTGTTTAAAATGCGGGTAGGTAGTTTTCTACCTACCTTATTTTTAAAGAAGGGAGAAAAAATGGCTACAAGAAGAAAATTAATAAATTCGCAAATTTCAAATTTTCAAACCTACATAATGAATAGAAATAAAATGATAGATTTAGCTGAAAATGTTATAAAAAAGAAAAATCTTCCTTTATATATAGATGAAAGTTATGTGAATAAAGTTCTACTTTCTCAAGGGTCAATTTGTTTTTTTGTTGATGAAGTAATGGGTCTTTTGGCTCTTCCATGGGTGAGTATGGCTGGACTTGATGTCTATGGTCGACCTCGTAGGGTACAATGCTACGGACAAAATGGCTATCGTTCAAAGGTACTAACGCAAGACGAATTCGTTATAATGTGGGATAACACCGGACACAGGTCATTATATTCAATGGTATGTCAATACGCAGAGCGTTATTCAAATGCCGTTAGAACGCAAGACATCAACATCGGACAACAAAAAACTAATAGAATATGGAAAACTGCAAGCGGTCATGAGCATACTATATCAGATTTACTTAATAATATTGATGGTAATGTCGAAAATGTTATCACTTATGATGGACTTGACATTACTGAAACGCAGTCAGTTCTTTCAGTTGCTCCGTTTGTTGCCGATAAAATTGATGAATATAAAGCAAATCTTTGGAACGAGTTTTTAGGTGCAATCGGTGTATCTAATATCAACATAAATAAAAAAGAAAGACTTATAAAAGACGAGGTCTTGACACAGATGGGCGGAACTATTGCAATGCGTTCAGTTCGCTATGAAGCACAGAAAAAAGCAGTTGATGAAATCAACAAAAAGTTTTCAGAATATCTTGAAAAACCTCTAGAAATATCTTTTTATGACGGAATTCCATCATCGGATAAAGAGCTTGATGATATTCCAGAAAATACTGAAAATATTGATGAAAGTGAGGCGATACAAAATGACTGATTTTGACATAATATTAGAAAATCATAAACCACCTACACTATTTTCAATTTGTGAAAGTATTTGCTATACTAACGGAACACCGTCAAGAATTATGAAACTTGCTGAAAATTCTAGAGCCGAAATTTTTCGCGATGTTGAATACCCACTAACTTCAAAATTAGATAAAGAGCAATTTGAAATTAATATAATAAATCATTTTTTAATGAGAAGAATAGGACAAGAAACTTTGAGGGCTTTTCAACTTACTTTATCAAATAAACTTAACGAAATAATGCCTTATTATAACAAGCTTTTTGACATGCTCGAAGGCTGGGATATTTTTTCAGATGGTGAAGAGGTTACAAGAACATCGGAAAATAATTCAAATGCAAGAGCAACAAATTATTCAAATAGCACTACGGAAAATACTTCCGATAGAAGATATTCAGACATGCCTGACAATAGATTAAATGATATACGTAACGGATCGTACTTGACTGATTATAATTACGACACAAATCAAACGGGCTCTGAAGATACTTCAGTTGGTGACTCTTCAAGTACTTCAAATGTTATTGAAAATATAAAAAGAACTCCAGCTGACAAACTTTCACTATACAAGGAATTTATTGATAACCAAAAAAGTATTTATACGAAATTATACAAAGATTTAGAGCCTTGCTTTTACGGGTTACTAGATTAGAAAGGAGATAAAAATGTTTCCAAATCCTTATTATGGGTGTAGTCCTTTCTACACTTTTGCTATACAAAATTTTCCTTTTTTGGAAAAAGATTTTGACGCATTAAACGATTATCAAATGATGTGCAAAATTTTCAAATATCTTGATGATAAAATAAAAGAAGTTGATAACAAATACGGCGGTCTTTTTGAAACGGTTGAAAAAATTGAAGCTGATTTTGAAACTTTTAAAACGGAAGTTAATCAAACAATCGCAACTTTTAAAACCGAAGTTTTAGCTGATGTTCAATCACAAATGGACGTTCAATATAATAGAGTTCTAGAGCTATTAAATCAATATCAAGTTGTTTTTAGAGCATACGTTGATAGTCAAATAAATGCCGTTAACGAAAGAATTGATGAAATTGAAGTCGGAGCCGTTAATGTTTACAACCCTTTGACTGGTTTAGTAGAACCAATTACAAAGGTTATTGATGATTTATATAATCAACTTCGTTATAATGCAATATCATGTTCAGAATATGACGGACTAGAGCTAACTGCTACGGAATACGATGGCTACATGATAACTGCTGATAATTTTGACTTAAATGGTAAAACCATTTTAATGGGAAATTAATAAAGAAAGGAATGATATAAATGGGTGCTACAAATAGAACACAAAATTATAATTTACCACAATTTGTGGGAAGTGATAAACCAACTTGGCTTGGTGATTTTAACGGGGCAATGTCCTCAATCGATACACAAATGAAAGCTAATAATGACTTGGGAAGTCAAGCAAATACAAAGGCTGACACGGCTCTTAATAACGCAGAAACTGCTCAAACAACCGCTAGCGGTGCACAGACAACCGCACAGGGAGCACAGACAACCGCTAATTCTGGTTTAGCAAAGGCTTTAGAAGTAGAGCAAGCATTAAATGCATTTAAGCAAGTATTAAATTTTAATGATATAAGTATGTATAGTGGTGATGTAATGTCGTCAACAGACTCAACTATTCTTGCATCATCTGCAATACAAATTGCAACAAATAGCGATAAATCATTGTTTAAATGCTATGGTAATATATTTGTTACTACATCGACGGCTGGTACGCATAAATTAGTAATTCCAAATACTGGACTAAATCCATTAGAAGAATACTCTGTTGTTAATGCTTGTATCGAATATTATGGAGCTCCAGGAAGTGAAGTTATAGGAAATTCAATTACAATTAAAACAAATGGAGATATTGAAATACAATTCTTTACAAGAGGAGCAGTATCAAACATGAGATTAGTTTTACTTCCAGTCTTAATTTTTAATAAATCTTTTGGAGATACTCCAGTAAATCCTTAAAAAAATAAAAGAGGCTTTAAGCCTCTTTTTTATATTATAGGATTGTTTATATTATAATTTCCTAAATTATCATGATTATGCCAAATCGTAACACCTTGTCTACAAATATTATTTATTTCTTCCATGTACTTACTAGGTAAACTTCCATAACCTATGCAATCATCTTTTCCAATTTCTATAAAATTAAAATTTTGACGTCCGTAAATATTAGGTAATTTTACTTCATTTATTTTATATCCATATCTTGAAAAATAATCATCTATTTGCTCCGCATATTCTCTCTTTATTGTAAAACTTAAAATATATATAGTACATAAACCACGAGCAAACATTACGTCACCACAATTTATATTACCTTTTACTTGTGGCGGAGTTTTATATGCTTTATAATTTGAAATCAATAAATTACTTATACCATTTAATGCTCCACCTGGATTTATAAGAGTATCCTCGGCAGTTTGTGTTATTTCGTTTACACCTTGTTGAGTTAACCAGTTTATGTATGCATCTGTTTTCCAATTAAGTTGTGGATATTTTGGTCCACTTATACCATAATCGGGAGCAAGGCTCTCACCCGCGTAATAATGTGGAATTGCTCTAACAGAGCACCCAGCAGTTAAGCAAGCGGATATTTCAAGAACTTTTCCACTCACATCGTCTTGCGTACTATTAGCCCATAGCTCTTGATGTAATATAGACTCTTGACCTTGCATATTAGTTAATTTGTCAAAGCAAAACGGATAAGTTAATAATTTTTTGTTTTTTGGTGTATATCCATCTAGTTGTGTAATTTCTGGAATTGCCCCATATTCGCGTTTAGGAGAATTTGTTGGCTCAATTAAATGTGCTCCAATTGTACCCCCCACAATCCAATCGGGAGCAATAAACATCTGGTTAATATCTCCACCCTGAGCATTTGCTACGTTTATATGATTTTGTATGCCACTTGCGTCATTAATATTATACATAAAATAATCATAGGCAGTCGGTACACCATTATATATATTGCCTCCAGATTTTGTGCCACCTTCATCAACAGTGGCTGAAATTATAACTTTCGGATTTTGTAATAATTGTTGAATACCACCTTCGTAAGTACAAACATAATCTCCAGTCGTAACATTTTCGGGTACTGTATGAGCTCCAATTGTATCATTATTGACATGCTCACGAACTACAAAACAAGGACGGCTTGACCAATTGTCGAAAAATGTTGACCAAACATCAATCGTAAACATTATTATACATTGGTTAGGTGCCTTGTATTTTACATCATCAATAAAAGCAAAATACCATTTATTTCCATGTCTTGGATTTTGAAAAGCTATGTAATTGCAACGCATTACAACACTATAATCGACATTCGCCATTATTTCATTTTTTGTATAATCAATATAATTATAATTATTTTCGGAATATTCTTCATGACTTTCAACTAGTGACAACATGTCATTTGTATCATATGAAAGTACATTTGTGTAGTTTTTATCAAGTTTAATACCTCTTGCTATAATTAGTTTACTATCCATTTATTTTCATCTCCTTATCGTAAAATTTATACATTGTTTGAAATCCGTTCCGACATAAATCATCAGAATAAAAAATATTGCACTCCCTAAATGTATATAAAATTTTTTTAAGTCTATCGTTTGGAATATTTATCATATTATAAATATCTGTTTGCCAATATGGGCTTGTCTTTATTATATCAGAAAAAACAATTGTTTTTTCGTTGAATTCTTTAAAATATGGATAAATAAAAAAACATACATTATCTTTTTTTATTTTATCTTGTAATATATCACATAAAAATTTAAAACCTTTGTAAAAAAAGCCAAAAGTAAAAAGTGAATAATATTCATTTTTACTTTTTGGAAGTTTTGGTTGTGGTGTTGTTTGCCATGCTCCACCGTCAATCATCGCAGAGGCTGATCCTATTGTTACAGATTTACCGCCAGACTTTCCGCAAAATTCTACTGCAAGTTTAACACTTGTATTTTCTGTTTCAATAATTTTTGTTCTAATTTCACCTTGTTTGATAGTTCTGAAAATTCCATCAAGACCCCACGCACTAAAATAAGGACATACTTTAGATATTGAATTTCCAACCATATATAGTTTAGTAGTTCCGCGTTTACGGTCGATAGTTGAGTAAAAAATCATAAGTTTATCGGGCTCATTAGGAATATAACTTCCACGCTCAACAAACTCTTCAAAAATAATTCTGTCAACATCAAGAAAAGACGCACCCGACATGTGTTGCTCTGTTGATAATGCCATAACATAACCGATTTTTTCGCCTCTTGTAGTTTTAAAAGTTTCAGCCGAATAGTTGGAAAAATATAAAACTTTTCGCCATTGAGTTATACAATTATATTTTCCGTCGGTAATTTTAAAGACATCAACATCTTGAAAGTATTGTTCAATCCAAAGATTGGAAATATCCTCACCCCATCTGCGAAGTAAAATAAATCTATATCCTTTTTTCGCGTCCATTAAAAGTTGATCTTTGTCTAGTGTGTCCGGTCTATTTTCCATATAATGTAAAACACCTTCTTTGTGCTTTACTTGATATGATTTACCGTTAGATTTTTCGCCAACTATTAAATTAAAAAGTGCATTTTCTTTGTTTATGTTATCAATATTATAATGTATTTGTTTTATTGACATTTTTCTTGCTCCTCTAATATTAGTTTACTTGCTAATTTCATTATCTCACATTTACAAACATTTGCAACTTTTTTTTCATTCTTCTTATCATGTCCACGAAGTAGGTTTGACCTATCAGCTCCAAATTTTCTGCATATTTCTGTTAAGTTTTTCATATTTCTATATTCTTCAATTACTTCTAAATCTTTCATTTTTTACACCTCATTCTTTATATATCGCACGGGGGCTTGACTCATCTTTGACAAGTTCCGCATAATCGTTGGCTTTTCCTAGCTCGTAAGTAGTAGGAAGTAAACAAGAGCCATATTTTTCATGTGAAACATATTTATTTTTTTGATAATCTTCAATTTTAATCTGATACATATCATCGTTATACATCATCATATTTTTATTTGTATATTTAAAATCAAAAATAAAATTGTCTTTAAAATCTTTCAAATCTTTAAGGGCTTTTGACCCTCTTTTTGGAACACCTGAAACGGTTATCCCTAAACACCACGCAAACCCATTTTTGGTGCGTAGTATATTATAATTATCTTTTTTTCTAGCTTTTTCAATCGGTATTTTTACAATGTAAGCATATTTTTTCGCACCCTGCGTTATAAAATCCTCATAAAAACCATCGGGATCAAATAAACCTAGAGTGTGCTTTTCTCCTTTAACATCGACAGGAGAAAAAGACTCTTTATCAAGTTTATAATGTTTACAAACTTTGTCAATTTTAACTAAAACATTTTGATTATAAACGTCTATTACGTTTTTATCATAACCATCTAAAAGTTTAAGTGAGTCGGTATCAGCATAAACAACCCATTTATCAAGTTTTATTAAATTCCTAAGTAAATTATTTCTTGCATAAGCCGTGACCCATACACCATAAGAAAATGAAAGAAAAACTTTTCTTTTTTCCTTATGTAGCTCTTCAATTATTTCATCATTTGTCAATTTTTCCTCGCTCCAGCCTGTTTCATTATCAAAAATGACTCTATCTTTTATGTTATTTGTTACACTCATTCCATATAGGCTATTAAATTTATTTTTTTCCATCATATATTCAACTTCCATACCATCAACATTTTTTAATTTTGTTTTATTTACATATTTTTGCAAAATAAACTCAATAAAATCTTTTGGTAAATAATCATAAATAGAAAAATAAGCCTCAACAAACTCATATTTATCAAAGTCATATGTATCAAAAATTAGTTTTAAATCAACATCAGTCAAAGTAATTTCTAGCTCTTTTGCTGAAATAATACGACCATTGTCAAATTTTGCTCCTTTTATATAATTTGTTTTTGATTGTGATATAAAATTATTATAATATTTACATTTTATATTATAAAATTTTACTGTTATAATATATGCAAATTTGTCAATAAGTTGCTCATATGATGTTATATTACATTTTTTAAATTCTGTTGACGGATATTTTTCAACACACATAACATAAGGATATGATGATGTAAAATCAAAACTTGAAATATTGTGCAAAATTTCATCTGCATAAATCCAGTTAGCATGAGTATAACCGCCTGCAAAGGCTTTTAAAAGTAAGTTATAAACATGTGGGTCAATATTTATCGATTTTCTAACTTTATTTATATATGCCCAGTTTTCATCAACAACATTTTCCTTCATCTCTTTTCGAACATGACCGGTTGATGTAAGTGGTAAATTTTTAAGTGTTTTGTATGTTTCAAGCTCTTTTTTAATATATTCGTAAACAACTAAACAATCATTTTCGCAATATTCAAGCTCTTCAGATGTCATTTTGGTAACTGGAGTTCTAATTTTGTTATAATCTAATTTTCCAACCAGCTTTTTAACTGGTAAATTATATGTTTTTGCAAGTCTATCAAGTGAGCAATTTGACATATAGTAAGTACATCTAAATTCTACATTATAATTTTCAAGTTCGCATTTTATAACTTTTCTTGATTTTCTTGAGAAAACTTCAGAAAAATTGAAGATATTTCTTAAAAATTGGAATTCATATGAAAGATTATGAACAAAAATATATTTTTTTGTATAGTTTCCTCTTTCATCTCTTGTATGCTCTTGTATTTCTTCAATAAAAGATTTAAGCTCTTGCCATGTTCTTCCATAGTAGACAACATTATTGATTGATAACTGCCATATATACATAAGACTTTGAAAAGAACATCTTTCTTGATCATCTTTTGTTAAGTTTAAATAGTCGCTAGCTTTAAAGATTTTATCATCTAAAATTAAATATGATGTCGTTTCAATGTCAAATGTATAAATAGTAGTATCGTAGAATTTACGCTTTCCGTCTATATCGTAAGAATGTCCAAAATATTCAGTCCAATATTTCATTTTAACCCCTCAAATAAGTATAAACGGATTTTAAATCTTCTCGTAAATCTTCATCAATTGGAATATCACCATTCCAAAGACCACCTTCCAAATCTTCAATAAATTGTAAATATGTAGGTTTTTGTGGTTTAAATACAAGATTATAATAATTCCAAAAGTCGGACTCATTTACATATTCAAAAATCCATGTCCACTGTTTTTGAGCTTGAAATAATTTACTTGCCATAGCAAATGTTACTTTTTTTCCTGTTTCTTCACTTATTTTTTTAGTATATGCTTTTATTCCTCTAATAGTTGAGGTTGGTGTCCTTTCTTTGTCTAAAAAGTTTCTTAATGCTTTTATCGAACCAATTACATCGGTTTCAGTCATTGACTTTTTATATTGACTAGCTCTTATTGATTTTCCTTTTCTTTTGGTTAATCCTTTAGTTGTTGAAAGTAAATCAGCAAGCTCTTTGACGGCAAATTGTGGGCTCTTTCTTTTTGTGAGTCTCTCAATCTCTAAAATACGTTGATTTGCTCTTTTAGAAAGTTTATTAAGCTCTTGCCTCAATAAATTTTGCTCTTTGGTTAATTCTGCCATTATTACCTCTTTCCGTACAAAAAAGAGGGTGTAATGATACACCCTCAATTTGTACCATTAAATTTAAAATGGTAAATCGTCGCTTGTTTCTTGCTCTTTGTTTTCTGTTCTTGTTTCGTTTTTCTTTGAGTTTAGCTCTGGTACTGCTTTATATGTTTTTCCTTTTTTTGTTTTAATTTCTGAAATTCTGACATTGTTAACTTTGTCAAAATATGCAATGACACTATCCTTAAAAATGTCACTACCGCTTGAAATTATTCCATACTCTTCCGTGTCAAAATAATTCATAGTGAAATTTTTGTCCTCTGTTGCAATTTCACATACTGCATAACCAGTAATTTTGACTACTTGTCCTAAAATTTCAGTTACTTTGATTGATGTAATATCTCCTCTTGTAGCCATTTCCTCAAATAGACTATTGTCCATTGTGCCTTTTTTCTCTAGAATTTTAACTTCGTACTTTCCCATTGTTTTTTCTTCCTTTCTTATATAAGAATTTGAGAGCGGTGAGAGTCGAACTCACATTTACTTTACCACGGGCTCTCATATATCGGGGGAGCGATGAACTGGGTAATAATAAACAAATCTCTTTTATAACTTGCAAAATGAAAAGCCAAATCAATAATATCAATTAAGACAGGAAATATATATTTTTCATCGCTCTTTATTATAATACATTTATTGTGTAAAAAAGTCAATAACTAGTTAACCATAATACTAGAAAAAAGTAAAAAATTTTTAGGCATAGATCAGGGCATAGATCAGGGCATAGATCAGGGCGGTTGCCGTTATATTATGTTAAGTGTAAACAAATTATGTTAACAAGGGGCGAACATGTTCAGTCGCCGTCGGCTGAAACCCCCGTGAGAGTATGGTGTGTAAAATCGTTTT